GGCCCGAGGCCGGCTTCGGCATCTCGCCGGATACACTGGAGGAGCTGCTCCCCGCCGGCCTGGACGACTCCATCATCAAGATGCTGGACGAGGCGGGCTTCCTTACCTTCCGGAGCTACGCGGGTCTGGAGGACTTCTTCGTTTACCATGCCAAGGTCCTCAGCCCGGAGAAGAGCGACTTCCAGTATGCGGAGGATATCCGCGTGAAGAACAAAGTCATCCGGGAAGTCCGGAAGGAGGCTCTGCTCCTGCTCAATGACGATATCGACATGACCGACTTTGACGGCGAGACACAGGCCCGGGCGAAATTCCTGACGGCGCCTCTGGACAGAATGGTGGCCGCGAAGGAGATCAGCAGGGCGGAGGTCACGATCCCCGAGGGGCAGGCGGAGTCGTTCCTGGAGACCGGGCTCCTCCGCGTCCGTATCCTCTATCTGTCCCGGGGATACATCCGGGAGATCGAGATCGAGGTCGGGCGCACCAATGTCAGCGATTAAGCGGAAGGGAGGATATGCGGCATGACAGTCAATGGTAAAGTCTACGACTGGGCTGATGTGGACTTCAAGATCCCGGGCCTGGACATCGAAGTCCAGGAGATCAGCTATGACGATGAATTGGATCAGGAGGCCGTCTACGGCAGGGGCAACAAGCCCCGGGGCTTCGGCACCGGCAACTATTCCAGCACCGGAAAAATTTCCCTGCTCCGCGACGACTATCACAAGCTGCTGGCCTATTGCAAGGCCAAGGGTGTCAGTTTCTTCAAGCTCCAGTTTCCCTCCGTCGTGGTCAGCTACGCCATGGAGGGCGAGAAGACGGTGGTCGACGAGCTGAAGATGGTCCAGATCTCCAAACGCTCCAACAGCGTCACCCAGGGAGACAAGAGCGTCAAGGTGAGCCTGGATCTCGCCATCTACGGCGGCGTCGTTCAGGACGGCGTGGAGCCTGTTTAAGGGACAAGTTATTTGAGAAATACGGAGGAATTTTTCATGGAAGACATCAAGAAAACGGACGCGGCGGCCGCCGTGCCCCAGAGTGAAAAGGACACCCTCAAGGCCAAATACGGAAAGGTGTTCCGTGTCTCCTGCTCTGTCCGGGAGGACGAAGACAGCGACGCGCTGGAGTTCGGCTACTACTTCAAGCGGCCCAGCGTCCCCTCTTATGACCGCTACCTGAAGGGCGTGCAGCAGTTCGGCATGACCCGAGCAAGCAAGACCTTCCTGCTGGACTGCGTGGTGGACGAGGACAAGGACCGCCTGACCTCCGAGATGGAGGAATATCCCGGCGTGGCCCTGACCATCGCGGGCAAGCTCACGGAGATCCTGGGCCTGACCAACGCAGTAAATTTGAAAAAGCTCTAAGAGAGCGGGCCGAGGAGGTAAGAAGCAGTCTGGTGGAAGCTGGGCTTTTGGAGATCTACCGCTTCTTGCCTCCTCCTCTCTTAGAGGGCTTTGACCCGGAGAAGGCGGAGATCGGCGAGTTCCTGGGCTGCATAGCGAAGGCCCGTTATGTTCAGGAGCTGGAAAAGAACATCATCGCCCGCGCGATCTCCGAGGTATTCGGCGGTGAATGACCGGGAGGCGAGGCAGACACGTGAAAGCAAATGAGCGGGGTACAGGGCCGCCCCATACCGCTCGCCAGAGCGGAGGTGTGCGCAGCCCATGAGCCTCGAAAGTGTATTCAGGTTGTCCCTCATCATGAATATGGTGGACAACATCACCGGCCCCATGGGCCGGATCAGCAGCAGCGTCAACGGCGGCGTATCCAGGCTGCAAAAGCTGGAAAGCGCGTTCGGGGGCATGGTCAAGACCGGCGCGGTCATGACGGAGCTGGGCTCCTCCATCGCGGGGGCCGCGCTGGCTCCCGTGGAGGCCACCTTCGAGACACGCCGCGCCCTGGGTGAACTGGCATCCCTGGGCGTCAAGGATCTGGAGGCCGTGGAGGACGCGGCCCGCAGCTTCTCCGACCAGTGGGCCGGAACATCCAAGGCGGATTTCATTTCCGCCTCCTACGACATCAAGAGCGGCATCGCCTCTCTGACAGACGAGGGCGTGGCCGATTTCACCACCCTGGCCGCCCTGACAGGCAAGGCCACCAAATCCACAGTCGGCGAGATGACGAGCCTGTTTGCCACAGGCTACGGCATTTACAAGGGCTTCTACGACGATCTGACGGATCTGGAGTTCGGAGAGATGTTCTCAGCCGGGATCTCCAAATCCGTCCAGCAGTTCAAAACGACCGGATCGGAAATGGCTGCGGCCATTGAGAGTCTGGGCGCTTCGGCTACTAACGCAAAAGTCCCGCTGGAAGAGCAGCTGTCTGTCCTGGGGATGCTTCAGGCCACCATGAGCGGTTCGGAAGCCGGCACCAAATACGCGGCCTTCATCCAGTCTGCGGCGAAGGGCGGCGAAGAACTGGGGCTGGCGTTCGTGGACGCCAACAACCAGATCAAGAGCCTGCCGGAGATCCTGGATCTGCTGCGTGGAAAGTACGGCGACACCATCGACGCCATCGAGAAGCAGGAGATCGCCACGGCATTCGGCACCGATGAGGCCGTAGATCTCATTGATCTGCTGTACAGTAAGACCGGAGAGCTGCAGGACAATGTTTTGAGCTTGTACGACGCCATGGGGCAGGGCACAGCTGTGGCCTCAGAAATGGCGTCCGCCATGAACGAGACAGAGCCGGAGAAATTTGAACGGCTCCAGCAGCAGCTCCACAACGTCGCCGAAGCGGCGGGAAGCACACTGCTCCCTGTGGTCAACGACCTGATGGAAGGCGCTGCCGGCGTCATCCAAAAGGGCGCGGAGTGGGTAGAGAACCACCAGAACCTTGTCCGGATCATCCTCCTTGCGGCCCTGACCCTGGGCGGCTTCCTGGCTGTGGCGGGCACCTGCATCGCCGTAGTCGGCGGCGTGGGGATCGTTTTCACCAAGACCGCCGGACTGGTCAAAGGCTTCATCGGCGTCATCCGGGGATTGCCGGACCTGTTTGAGACCATAGCCCTGTACGGCATGGAAGCGGGCGACGCGATCCGAAACGGTTTTAACAGGATCCGAACAGCGGGAAGCACCGCCGTCACCGCGGTCAAAAACGTGACGCTGCGGATCGCCGGCATGGCAAAGACAGCGGTGGTCTCCGGCGTGACGGCCCTGAAGAACATGGC